GAAAATTAATTTGTTATTTTGATTTATGGATTTGATATTCTTAATCGTAATCACACCCATCACCATTGCGGTGATGTTCGTGTACTGGAAGTTGAAACAATACTTCAATGACTTTGAAAAATTGCCTGAGGCATCACCGTATCAATTTGAAAGGGACAACTACATCCCCGAATTTGATACCTACACGAAGGCAATCTACAAACACAAATTTTACAAAGGAAAAAGCAAATGATACAAAACTACTTAATAATCGGAATGGCAATCTTGTTTGCCATCACCCTTCTCCAGTTGCACAAAACAACCGAACGAGAAGATGAGCTACTTGAAAAAATCTCAAACAAGAATCGTTTGATTTGGGATTATGAAACCGAACTACTTGAGATCAGGTCAAAGATTGCGGAAGCAAATGACCGTGCAAAAACTTGGGAACTACAAGCTACATTCTTAAAAGAACTAAACAATGACAAACCTAAAAGCACTCGTGGTCAAAGCATCAATAAATAACATCATCAAGTGGCGTGTGTACTTCGCTGGAGAACTTCTCGCAACCTTTGAGAATGAAACTGATGCAATCTATTATGCTAATTTTATAGACAGACAATAATGAATACAAAAGAAATGGTTGCCTATTTATTGCAACACAAACCCGAAACAAGGGATTGCGACATCAAGCTGATGTCTGTAATTTACCGCAGATTATGCGATGGCAAAGACTTCTTCACGGAGTTTGAAGCTAAGCGATTACCAGCACCGGAAACAATCCGTAGATGGCGAGCAAAACTCCAAGAAGATAACGAGGAGTTGCGTGGTGCAGTTTATTATGAAAGATATTCGTACCAACAAAAAGTAAAAAAAGAATTAGGATATCATTTCTAATTTCTTATATTTGAATCGTTAACTGGAATGTAAGAGATTCCGAAAGTTAAACCACTATTGCCTCATTGAATTTGTCGCACTCTTACTGCACAAATTTGGTGGGGCTTTTTTTATGGCTAAAGACAAAACATCATTTTTACTCTACTGCGACCAGCAAGGAGTATTCAACAAACTACCTGATGAAATTGCAGGTAAATTAATCAAACACATCTTTGCTTATGTAAACGATGAAAATCCACCTTGTGATGACTTACTATTGACCATCGCATTTGAACCCATTAAAACGCAACTGAAGAGGGATTTGCGTAAATATGATGATTACATTGATAAACAAAAGTTTAATGGTGCGAAAGGTGGAAGACCAAAGAAGGAAGAAACAACCCAAATAACCCAACCCTTTTTTGAAGAACCCAAAAAAGCTGACAATGTAAATGTCAATGCTACTGTAAAAGATATAAAAGTAAATAGGGATGTTTTTATCAAACCATCCATTGTTGAAATAAAAACCTATATGACGGAAATCGGAATGGCTGATGTATCCGAAAAATGGTTTGACTATTATGAAAGTAACGGATGGTTAGTTGGTAAAAACAAAATGAAGAACTGGAGAGCAGCGGTTCGTACTTGGAAAAATAATAATCTTTCAAATAATGTAAGTAGTCCACAAATTGTTCACCGAAAAGTGTTTTCTTTGAAAGAATATGACGAACGAACTTGAAGAATACATAATCGGTCAATTGCTATACTTTGACCAAACTCGTGCAATGTTGCCGAGAATTAAATCGCAATGGTTTGAAGACAACCTAAACAAACGCATTGTTGAATCAATGTTGGAGATGTACATCAATAACGATGAGATTGATGTTCTAACTTTGGGAAAGAAGTTCAGCCGTGCGGAGATGGTCACCATCGTCAAACTCACTCAGAATGTTTATGGTGTTCCAAACATAAGCAGTCACCTTCCAGCACTTGAACATAAGTACCTAAAGAAACAATTCATTCAGAACATAACAAATTTGGATTTGACTTCGGACTTAAAAGAGATTCTCACAAATGTTCAGACAATGGTCGACAACACCAAGTTCACAACCATCAATGATCCGGTCACGATTACCCAAGTTACCAACAAGACGGTTGATGCTATTATTGAGGCGGTGCAAAGAGGTGACAAGCTGACGGGAAGACCAACGGGATGGGCGGGACTTGACCGAGTATTGGGTGGATGGAACAACGGTGATTTGATTGTAATGGCTGCACGACCGGGTCAAGGTAAAACGGCACTCGCTTTGTCGCTGATGTATGACTTTGCAAAGATTGGTGGCAAGGGTTTGTTCGTTTCTTTAGAGATGAGCAATGAGCAACTTGTCAAAAGATACTTATCATTGATCACCGACCTTGCCAATTGGAAGATTCGCAATGCAAACCTTCGTGAGTTTGAAGTTCAGCAATTAATCAATTCAGCCAACAATCAGACGGTGCAATTCTACATTGACGACGATCCGAATTGCAGTATCCAACAAATCAAATCCAAAGCCAAGATTCACAAAGCAAAACACGGACTTGAACTTTTGGTGATTGATTACATCCAGTTAATCAAAGGAACAAAAACAAACCGAGAACAAGAGATTGCCGAGATATCCCGAAACTTAAAATTGCTTTCTAAGGAACTAAATATCACCGTGATAGTGTTGGCTCAGTTGTCACGCAAATGTGAGGAGAGAGCGGATAAGAGACCTATGCTGAGTGATATCCGTGAGAGTGGAAGTATTGAACAAGATGCGGATGTCGTGATGTTCCCATTCCGACCGGCATACTATTCAGGTGAGAAGCTCCAGCAAGAAGAAGCCGAACTGATTATTGCAAAGAATCGTCACGGGGAATGCTACACAATCAAAACGACATTCATCGGTGAACGCACAAAGTATGAAGAACGACTATGAGGCACGGTTCATTGTTTAGCGGAATAGGTGGGTTTGATTTAGCAGCCGAGTGGATGGGATGGGAAAACATATTTCATTGCGAGTGGATGGAATTTCCACGAAAAGTATTGGACTATCACTTCCCGGATGCGGATAGTCACATTGATATATGTAAAACTGATTTCAAAAAATATGCAAACACAATTGACATTCTCACCGGAGGATTCCCTTGCCAACCATTCTCACTTGCCGGAAAAAGAAAAGGTACGGATGATGAACGCTACTTGTGGGGCGAGATGCTTCGAGCAATACAAGAAATTAAACCGAGATTCGTCATTGCTGAAAATGTCTTTGGTATCACGAACATTGATGGCGGATTGGTATTCGAGCAGGTGTGCATTGACTTGGAAACTCAAGGGTACGAAGTTCAGCCGTTTATTATTCCAGCTGCATCCAAAAACGCACCGCACCGCAGAGATAGGTGTTGGTTCATTGCTACCAACTCCAACTGCAATGATGGACGAAGCACCAATAGAGAAAGTGGATGCGAGGAATCAAAAGCAAATGGAGAAGGGAAACAGTCCATTCATTCTCGGACTTGGACAACAAGCAATAAGGGGGATGCTGCCAACGCCAGCAACGAGGGATTACAAAGGAACAAACTCAATAGAACATTTGAAAGGAGAAAATGGAACGGTTATGAATCACCTGACGCAACTTCCAAATTATATCAAATTCCATATTGGACTAACTTCCCAACTCAATCCCCGGTTTGTAGCGGAGATGATGGGATTCCCCATCAATTGGACGGAATTACCTTTCCTAAGTGGAGACAAGAATCCATCAAAGGATACGGAAACGCAATAGTGCCACAAATCGCTTATCAATTATTTCAAATCATCAACGAGTTATGAACCACTATCAAGAAACCCACCTACTAAAACAAGAAGTCAAACGGCTCAAAGGAGTTATTGCGGAACTCAATCAAAAACGAATTGACGAGGTCAAGAAACTCAAAGATGAAATCATCAATCCAAGATGCAAGATCAACGAGATAGATGCCGAATGGACTGAGGCGATGAGAGTGGTTGCAATCGTCTATGATGTCACACCTGATGCAATCATTGACAAGGTTCGGACTCAAAACATTATGGATGCTCGGCACTTGTTTTGCTATTTATGTAGGAAGCATTTGAAGATGACCTATCTTTCCATCGGCAAGATTCTGCATCGTGATCACTCAACCATCATCAACTCCGTGCAAGTGTACGAATCTCTTGTAGAATATGACCGAACAACCAACAAACTATATGTCGAATCTTTATCCTTACTGGGTTTGCATTTGCACGAAAGGTCTAAGCTCGTCAATACATATTCTCCGGTCTGAAGATGAGATGTTGCGTGTAAAGAAAAAATACGAAAGGAATGGTTATAT